TCCCTCATTGTCTGTTTTATGTCACGGGTCTACCGGGAGATGCCGCCTCTATGGCGCATTGAGGAACTCCTGGAACTCACCGATGAGCACCCAAGTGGTCTGCGATGGGTTGAAAAAGACAAGTTTGTAACCAGGCTTGACAAGCCCACTGGTTACTACAAAGTTTCTATCGACAACGAACTGTTTCTGGCGCACCGGATCGTCTACTACCTCCGCACAGGAGAGTGCCCAGACAACCACGCAGTCGTCCACGACCGCTTCAATACCGAAAAAGACAACCGCCTTGACCTGCTGATCAGGTACAAGATGCGTCCACAACGACACTACCTAGACCCCTGGGGCTGACATGGCAAACATCACCAACAAAGCGACAATCCGCTACGTCCGCGACATTCATCTCCTCAGTGAACGAGAACTCCGCACCTTTGGTTACTACACGGGTTTCGTCTGTCCCCATGGACACACCATCCGGGACATGGTGAACCACTGGTGCTATCACTGTGTCCTCAAGATCCGCTCCAATATCTGCGGGATGGACGTCAACTACATGGATCCTGAGTACAAGGTGAAATATGAAAAACTTTGGCGGCGGATTCGGGTATCTGATCCAGATGAGTGCTGGGATATTGATTTACCAGGGGCAAAAACACCCCAACGGATATGCATGCCGTCTTATCGGGCGGTCTATAGCAAGCAAAAATCCGAACGGGTGACTGTACATAAGGCGATTTACCAAGCTGCCTGGGGTGATGTCGGCTCGATGTTCGTTACCAGGGTCTGCGGTAATCCTTGGTGCGGCAACCCACTACATATGGTGTCAACCTGGAACGCAGGCATGCCACCTCAACGCATCCATCCGTTCTGCACGAAATACGAAGCAGAGAAACTGATGCTGATGAGTCGCGCCAGGCTCCTGGGACGAGAACAAGAAGTTGTAGAGAATCAATACAAACCCACCATCGCACATCCCTTATGTGTTAAAGATGCCCCAGATTATGATGAAGGATAGACAAATAATTAGAAATAATGGCGCGTAACCAATTGACCCAAAGACAACGGTCGGCTCACGATCCGTTCCCAATTGGTTCTTTTGCTCAGACCTCGGTTCGCTATCTGCGAGGAAAGCTTGGTCCAATCAACCAGGTAGTGAATGGCGGCTATGGCGGTAATACTTTTAACCATTGGTTTAAATTCACCCTGACTACACCGGGGTGGATTATTACTGCCAAAGGTGGTAATAGAGCTAAGTACATCAATATTTCTGCGTACGATCTCAACCGCAATCCGATCCAGGCTAGGAACATCTTCCAAGCGGACAGTGTTCCTTCCCGTAATAGTGATGGCGCTGTTGTTTACCCTTACGTCGGGCACGTAATGGGTGCACCGTCTGACTTCTATAACAATTTCAATGCCGCACGTATCGACCGTGGCGATGAACGCTACTTTGCGTTAGAACCTGGCGATTACATGCTATGTATTTCAAATACAAGGAATGAATTAATAGATTATGCTGTTGGTATCGTAATTGAAATTGCGGATCCAATTCCACTTCTTCTGACGGAAGATTTCTCACGCCTTTTGTTTGAAGATACGGATGAAGATAGCTCGATCGAATGCGATACTGCCCCAGGATTTACTGGTGCAGAAGACCACGAACATTCGCTGTCGGAGTGGCAGATTGCCTGGGATCGTGAACACACACCCGACAACCCATTCCCTCAGGTTCTTGTCCCTCTCGCTACACGACCATGAAAAAGTTACTGGCGATATTTAATAAACTCTTTCCAAAGAAAAAGTACTGCCCGACACATCGTGGCGAAGGAACTTGTTTAGACTGTTTCTGCGAACAGAATCCTTCTGCTCCAATGTGCAAAATGTATGACGTCTAATGCGTGAAAAGAAAAACTGGGAGTACACGACGAACCAGAAAGATTTCGACGACTTTTTTACCGCAGAACCAGATATTGAAGGTGCGCTTGCTCCCGTGGACTTTTATGCGGGGCGGGTGCGTGTGGCTTGCCAGTATGGCAATCGGAAAGTCACATCGTCAGATCAACGACTGGATGAACAAAAGGACACGGAAAAGATCTGTGTCACGTCTGAATATGAATTTGACCGGTAAGGATTGCAACCGGACCCAGGCGATCGCAATCCGTTTGGTGCGCTCCTGGATGCAGGAGATACCTTATGGCGATTCAATCGTTATTAAATGTGAATCAGCTGACGCAGATAAGCAGTTCAGAGTATGGTCTAAATGGTTTAAAAAACATGAAGATTTAAACTGGGGCATACTAAAAGACGAAAAAGCGTTTATATTTTATCGATCTAGGTTTGTAGAATAAGTGAGACTATACCGGTAACAAAATGATTACTTTATTGCGTCCCATTCTTTTTGCCTTCCTTAATTCACCACAGGTCAAAAAGCTTATCGTCGATCTGCTAACCAAGCTCGCAGAGAGCACGGATAACGAAATCGACGACAAAGCCGTGGAGTTTATCAAGAACGGTCTGTTCCCGAAGGTTTGATTTAGTGGTCCACAGGACTGAACCACCACACCGTACCGCCGTCATTTTCGATGGCGGTTTTTAATGCGTAGGCTTCTTCCTTTTCAAAGGTGTGGCACTTACGCTCATCTTCTGTTTCCCAACAGACGTTGACTCGGATTTGTTTACCCCTTGTCTTGTCCTTCATTGCGTTTCTCCGGTGACGGGATTGCAGGTGCGGTGAACTTAGGTTCAGTTTGTGGATCCTTTCCTTTACCCTCCGTGGGGACTACTTTCTTCATTGTAGTTCCTTTCTTGTCGGTATCTTTTTTAGAAATTCCGTATACTGCAAGAACGCTTGTTACAAGACTTGAGATAAACGCAGCGTCGATCTTGGTGGCAATACCTACATAACTAGCGGTTAAAACAGCGAGCGCCCAGGTTAAAACAGCAGCTGGTACCAGGCTTCCTAGGTATTCCGTTAATTCTTTTGGATTAGGTCCTAATTTCATCGTTAAGTATTATCCCCAAAGTCAATTTTACCCAATGGTAAACTTGGGGTATAAGTAATAGATAAGAGATGAAAACTAAAGTTCTTTTAGCTTCTGCTGCGGTAATTGGTTCCCTACAGGGTGCAGCACAAGCTGATATTGTTCATCGCATGACATCTTCTATTCAGCTGAATGTTGATGCTGCTGCCACGCAAGCCACTCGCCTAGGTAGTTCCTATTCTGTGGTCGGGAATAATATCGATGTCACCACCATGGGTGGATTGACAGTCCCATCAAGTGCCACTGCTGCTGCTTCTTTAAGCTCTGGAGTCTATGGAATTTCTACGTCAGGTTCGGCATTCAGTCTTTCAGAGTCCTTTACTTATGGTGATGCTATTCCTACTGGTGTCACTGTCACCAGTGGTGTTGTTTCTAGTCTTCCTTCCTATGGTTCAGTGACCTCGACGGCGGGCGGTGTCGTGGGCAATTTAGGTGGGACCATCACCTCTGCTGGTGCGACCACGATCCAAGCTGGTGGCGCTGGTACTTCTGCGATCGGGCAGTTCGTAACCGAAGTTACGGTGCGATAAATGGATCGTTTACATGAAGGGATTGGACTGGGTTTGATCCTTGGTGTCCTTCATGGATTACTTCAGTCTGCACAAGCAATCCCTGTGGTTCCGAATTTCCAGCAAGGGAGCATGACTTCGCGTACGGAGACTACAACCAAGGTCACCGAAGTCATAAATTCAATGGACTACAACACGGGTTTTCAGTATTCTGTAACTGGGTCGAATATCAAACACTCAGGCGCTAGTATTTCACCAGGTACTGCCACAGGTAACAGCAATACTGTTAACGGAGTTACGACTACATGGACTGGTCTGGATTTAAAAAACAAGCCCGACTGGTCATTGGTTACACCAGGCGCTGCCTTTCAGTTCACCGAGACGTACCAGGGCAGCGGTCTGTCGAACCACACGGTGGTCGAGCGAACCACCGAAATACAAAGCGTCACAGAAACCACCTCTATCTTTACGCAATAGGTGGAACCGCGTTACTTATATCTCCGGCTTACGCTAATAACGTTGGCGGTGTTTCTGCAACTGCTAATCCTATCGCTAATAGTAGCGGATCGGTCACTAACCAGGCAATACAAGTATTACAGGGACCGTACATTACCAATACTTACGGAAATGGGATCTCCTGCCAGGGGCCAACGCTGAACTTCACTCCGTTTGTAACCAAGAGTGGCTCGTGGCAAAAGCCCTACCAAGACTATTACTACGACCCGGTTTACGACATGAGTGCCGACGACGACGGCAACTTATTGAATCCGGGGAAAGTGCTGTATAACGTACCTGTTCGTACAGGGCAGAAAGCAAACCATAACCTTAATTTTGGTATTTCAGCAACGCTGTCTATACCGTTGGACCGTGGATTGCAACAGCGTTGTAAAGGCGCTATTGACACCCAGGTTGCAATCCAGCAGCAGATTTTGGCAACGAAAAGACTGGACTTTGAGATTGGGAGGTTAAAACATTGTGGAACCTTAAAGAAGGAAGGGATTATGTTCCATCCCAAATCTCCTTATTTCAAGGTCTGTGCGGATGTTGTGCTGGTTAATCCACCAGGGCATCTAACCCCACACACCCATTCGATTCCTATTTCTTCAGGGCACGGCGCAGAGCAAGAAGAGCACGATTCCGATCACGCTGGGCAAGCCGCCGTTCCATTACAGATTCAACCTTTTGGGGCTTCTTCAGTAAGGCAAACAACTTCTTCTGGACCTTCTTCACCGTCGGCTTCACCAGCTTTAGAAGCAAGTCGGCAAGCGGCTTTGCTAACAGAGCAGAGGAGGTTGCAACAACAGCAATCGCAGCCGTAGTGGTGACTGCGGACAGTTCGGGGAGATAGGCAGGTGCTGGTTCTTTGGGCGGTGTCGCTGTTGTCGTTTGAATTGTCGCTGGATTGTCGCAGTACGGCTCGCAGGAAGGGTTGACATTATCGCCGCCTTGTGTTGTGGCAGAGACCGGAGGTGCAGGTAGAGGAATGTCGTCTGGTGCCAGGGGTTTATCGGGCTTCTTCTGTTGTGGTGTCTGGGGTATGGGTGCTGGTTGGGTGAGGATCATCTCCTCTGGGTTGTAGTCGATTGGTGTGTAGGACGGCATGCCCGCATCGCAGAAGACACGGACACCGTTTGGGTCGTCGCTTGAAATTGTCGTTGATTTGTCGCTCTTCTCATGCGCGGTTATGCAACCGGGCATGTTAATAACAGGCACGCCGATCTCTACGACGACTGGAGGTGCCGCCGGGATGTTTAGAGAACGGTGCTGTGCCCAGGTGTGGACCTCTGGTACAGATACTGGCCGGATGGGAGTGGTACCAATATCTGGTATCGGATTCACGGCATGGTCGGGATAGCGGGACCGGTTTCGGTGGGCAGTGCGTTGAGCTGCTTGTCGTGCTGGGTCTTCATTTCGGGCTTGATTTTGTCCGTGAAGAGTGAATCCATGCTGCCGGTAAGGGCTTTGGTTTGTTTACCAAGCTGATCCGTGGTTAATGAGGTGACGGATTTTAGGATTGCAGCTTTTTGCTGCTCGATGATTGCATCCTTTTGGAAGTAAAGGTAACCGATTAGCAGGTTAGGGAAGAGTGCTAATACGGTGATTATTATTTTGAAGGCCATATTACATTAGAGGCAATTTATTATCGAGTAGGACTACTCGGCACCGGGAAGCTGCTGACTAGCGATGTGTGCTTGATAAGCAGCAACAACCTCATCGGTCCAAAGTGCCGTAGCAACAGCCTGCATCTCGGCGCACTCGCCGGTCATGTCATCACCAGGATGCTTGACGTGGCGGTGATATTGGCGTCCCACTTCGACACCATCTTTTTCAACAATGTCTGCACGACGGCATTGCAGGATGGAGTAAGGCGGGATGATTTCAATTTTGTGTTCTTGACGTTCGGTAAAAGCCATTAGGGTCATCCTCCAGATGAGACAGGTTTAAGGCTTAGTTTTGAGACAGTTGCGGTCTAAAAAATAGACACCCTGTAATTAGGCGTCGTACATAGCCCAGCCAAACAGCGAGTAATTGGCTCCTACTTCATCAAGTTGTAGAGTTGCTCCGTTGG